TGTTGTCCTTGTTGTCCTTGTTGTCCTTGTTGTCCTTGTTGTCCTTGTTGTCCTTGACCACTCTTATTGGGGCTACCAGCTGGATTTGTTGGATTTTTAGCATAAATCGTTTCGTATGGCAATCGGTCATACTTTGGGTCATAAATATATGGCTCTAAGTCCTTAGGCGTACAAACGCCATCGTCTACTAATAAATTATTAACTTCTTGATCAGCGGCTATATTTGCCTTCAACGGGTTGTGATTAGTACAACGACGCATATGATCTAGACTATTATGCATTATTTCGTGCATCATAACAAATGCCTTCATTCTACTTGATAATCCCTCTGTAAACTCTGGATTTACAAATATACGTGTACCGTCAGTTGCCTGTGTTTCAATGCGAAATGTATAAACAAAAATGAGTTTCCTTAATAGCTCAGAGAAAAAAGGAAAATTACTGTTTATATAAATCTTAGCAAGCTGCTGACCTTTTAGCACTGCCTTCATATCAATTTTCTTTCCAGTATATGGACTAATAACATAATCTTGATCTTCTAATTTCATATTTATTATATTTTTTATATTAAATTTAATTCTGTTCCTGTAAACGGCATAATAGTTGTTCCTGTTACAGGTCCAACAGCACACGTTCCAGCAACAACACCCATACTGTTTGTTCCTGTTATTTGCGCCTGTGTAACAAAGTTATATATAGCATCTGCCATTGGCTGTGCCGCTGTCTTAGCAAAATTCATTGCAATCATTTCTCCATCATCACCCGCGCCTAATATGAATGTTTTTTTAAAACCATCATATAGCGCCTTTTGAACATCTAATAATAATTTTGCCTTTGCGGCAGCTAATCCAATTCCAGCCATAACTATATAATATATATAATAATAAATAATAAATAACAAAAAAGACACCATTTTGTGGTGTCTGCTAATAAAAGAAGTATTAAACTAAAAAAATTAAATAAAATCTAAATACTCAATACTAAAAATTTTTTTGTTTGTTTCAATATCAGAAAGACTGCTGTAAATATTACCCAATATAAATTTTCCTTCTGTTATTCTAACAGCTTGAGTCTTTTGATTCATTTCTTTTATTAGTTCATTGATTGTATCGAATGTTTTTTCTTCAACAAAATAACCATTCGAAAGTTCATAAGTATTATTATTTACAATTCCAAAAACGCCATCTTCAATTTTATAATTCTCTAAAAGTTGTGAAATATCATTTGCAAATTTTCCACGTTCTTCAATAAGCTCAGCTTGGACTTGTATATATGATTTTCCAAATAAGTCAGCACTAATCATTACTATAAATTTATTTTAATAATTTTTTTAAGTTCTAACATACATTTATATATTTCTAACACATCTAACTTAGTATTATTTGCATTAATAAATAATAATGTTCCAATAATATTATCATCATCATCAGTAACATTTATAAGTGCACATTCATTAGCATTAATAAATAATAGCTGTTGGTACAGATATTTATCTACATTATATAACGAATCAATATCATAATCAAATACTTTTGACGAATTAGAAAATTCCTGTGATAACAATAAATCATATCGCGCAACAATGTCGTCCGTAAATTTTTCTCTGCTTATCTGCTTATAACCCGGTTCAATTGCTTCTAATGTTATGTCAAAACGGCAAAATTGCACGCCATTCATTATATTTTCTAAACCATTATGATATTCAATAAAGAAAATGTAATTAGCATTAGTATATTTTAAATAATTATTTAATAACACCTTTGAATTTGAATATATAATCTTTGATTGTTCGAACCGCAATCTATGAATTTCTTTTTGTTTTTCGTCTCGTGCATCAAGCGTTTGTTCTATTGTATTACCTGTATTTTTTTTATTTATTTCATTATATATTATTGGTGAAAGAATTGGAATTAATAGTAAATATATTATAGAGATTGCAATGATAATTTGAAACCATTTTTTTTCCGCCCAGTTATCGAAAGCCTTAGATATTATTGTATATTTTGCATCAGATGAAGACATTTTTAAATAAATATTAAAATTAAAATAATATTATTTTGAATAAAATTTTAACGCAAAAAATTACCGTATTTTGCTACTATAATTGCTTAAAAAATACGCATCTGCAAGGTCATCAATCTTAATTTCTGTGATATTTTTTAAGTGTTTTTCAATTTTTAGCCAAGAAAAAACCATTAGCTCTTTATCAGCAGCGCCGTTTCCTGTTGCAAATTTCTTATTTTGAGATGGCGAAACAATAGTAAATGGTATATTGTTTTGTATTAGAACATTTCTAATAGCAAAATTCAAGCCAGATAAATCAACTAATGCAGATGACCCAAGCGACCCATACGACACACCTTCCATATATACATTGCAATTGTCATATTTTTTTATTATTTCTTCAATGATTTTGCAAATGCTGTATATGTTATTTGATTTATTTTTTTCAATTATTTCGTATGAGTTTTCTTTTTTATTTGTGTCGTTTTTTTCATATTTTATAAACTTAATATATTGATTATCAAATAGTTGCATCTTTTTTGTCATCTTAGAAACTATTAAAAAATAATCATATTTTCCATTGTTATTTATGCAGATTCCCGTTGAGTTTAGAGAGGGATCAATACCTATATTAGTCATCACATTATTTTTTTATTGAAAAATAATATATTAAATTATAAAAGCAAATGTATTATGTCGATATTATCTTCAACATCAGGAGGCATACAAAGATATTTAACTGATATTTTTGAAGAAAGAAAAATGCAAAATGCTGGAGAAAAAAACAAAAAATATAAGTTTATATTAGAAAATGGAAAACCAGTACTTGTTTTTGAAGGGCAAATCAATTATAGTTATATTATAATTTACGGACGCGATATACTTTGTAAGTATAAATGTGAAAACCCCAAAACTGTTATATTTATGTTTTTTGACATAACTAATAAAAATCAAATAGAATTAATTGATAATTCCCTTTATACGGGTCATAACTACTATTTTTACAATGGAAAATTTGATGATGAAAAATTTATATTAAAACATCATTCTCATATTTCATACTCAAAAATTTTTCTTTCTAAAAGTATATATGAAAAAATGAAAAATAATAAAAAATACAAAGCCTTTTTAACATATAACACAAACAAATTTATACTAAACTAGCAATTTATTAAAAATTCACTTTTTTTAATTCTAAATCACTTTAATTCGAAAAACATATATCTATATTAAAAATCTACAAAAGTGTCTTAGATGACATCTAAACTATCAAATTTTACATTTTTCAATATATATTACAAAATTATTTTTAATAAACCTTAAAAAATTGAAAGAGATTCAAATTCGAATCTCTTTTTTAAATGTGAAATAATAATAAATTAGGAAAATATATAGAATGAAGATATGCTATATTGTTGGGGTTGCAAAATAAATTTTTGATTCACGTGATACATCTAAACCTGTATCAGATGAGTGTATGCAATTTCTTAATTTACTTTTACCAAATTTTGTACGTATTTCATCTTTTATTTTTGTAAAATTTTTACTTTGTGAATTATTTAACAGAATACCAATTGAATCGCCTGATGTCATATACTTACAAAGAGCCGGATAAAACTCCTTCTTTGAATGCTTTTTATATAACTTCTTTGCTTCATCTAATGTAAGTGTCTTTTGAAATTCTGAAATAGGTATAATATTATTCTTTTTTAAGATATTTAAAATTTCATTTTTATATTGTAAAAACTCTGGCTTAATAACAACAAATTCTTTACGGTTTTGAATAATTTTTTGCTCTGTTATATAATCTGAAAATGAGCGCATATTTTATTTTTATTTATAAAATAAATTTTTATTTATTCTATTTTTATAGAATCTCAAATGTATCAACAAAAGTATTCCACACCTCGGTTGAATATTCATCTTCAATAATATAATAATAATCTTCTACAGTAACCACAAAACCTTTTAATATACCATCTACACCACAATTATCAAACTTAATACGCTTTCCTATTACTGGCAAATAATCTTTTATTAAATCAGGACAATGTTTTGCTGTTACTTTATAATAATATGGAAACGTGTATATATCATTCCAATCACTTGGTATAAACCACGAAACTAACCTCCACAAAAAATAATCTTTATATAACAAATGAATAGATAATAACTTTTCTAATAGCTTAAACTTATAATAACTAACTTCTATCATATAAGTGTTTTCTTATTTATTTTTTTCAACGTGTCTGTATTATCAATAAGATAATTAAACAAGTCTTCTGGCGTTTGTAAAACATATAAAAAATCACCTTCCACAGGACCAATATTTGGATGACTTGCACCAAAATCTGTTTCCCAAACCCACCATTCTATTGTAGTGTCATCTGGTTTACCAACCAATGCCTGAAGCGTTTTTAAAAGTACGCGTTCTATATTATACCAATTATATGATAAACCATTTCCCAAAAAATCAATCTCGCGTGTTATCTCCAAAAATTTATTATCTTTTTCGTACTGTTCTTTTATTGCATTAATAGCATCAATAAAAACGGTTTTATTTTTTTGTTCCATAATTGTAGTTTTTACGTTATTCTGACACTTCTATCTTAAACTCATCAAGGTCTTTAATTATTTCTTCTATTGCATAATCTGTCATTGAATCAATAAAATCATCAATAATATTTATAATCTCTTCTTCTTTCCTTTTAAATTTATTGTAATCATCAAAATAATCTGGTGTCTCAACAACCTCTGTTAAAATAAGCAAAGACTTAGTTATATATTGCAACATATATTCCTTATCGTGACTATTTTCATAAAAATTAAAATGGAGTTCTCCGTTATCATTTTCTTTATACCTATTATAAGCTATATTTCTTTCATCTTCTATAACTTTATATATCATATATTGCAATGACGAATAAATAAAAAACTGCTTATTTCTAGGTCCCTTATCATCATTCTTAAGGCAATAACACAAAAGCTCGTTTTTAAGCGTATCAATAGAATTCATAAAACCAGTTGATTGCACCGATTTATACGTCTCCATTTTTTCTTCTGACGGTCTGAAAATAATTGTTCTACTCATAATAACTATGTTTTTATAATTAAAAATATAAAATCAATATGAATTATTAATTTACTTACTAATAAATAACCTTTATTTCCTCTATTGGAAAACTAACTTCTGAAATTTTTATTGTCGCCATTTTATTTTAAATTTCAATGTATTTACAGCTATATGCTAGTTCGTATTGCTCGTTAAGCAAGGATACATTATAGAATGTGGTAGCACACTCATCGCGTGTTACTCCACTATGGTCTCCAGTATGTATATGACCACAGAAATTATATTTTATTTTTTTTTCTTTAATTACATCATACAATTTTTGACTACCAAAGTTTCTCTTTAGATGCTCGTCCATAAAATAAGATACTCCAAGAGAATCAACATTTGCTGGTTGATGCGTGAGTAATATATCACAATCAGGTATTTTTTTATAATTTGAATATATTAAATTATAATCAATTTTATTTTTTGCATAATTACGTTTTAATGGTACTATAGGCGGGCAGAATGCCCAGTTTACAGGTCCTTCACACCAAGGACAACCATATATCTTAAAACCATTATAATTATATTCACTATCTTGAAGATAAATTACTTTTCCATTATACCAGTTATCAAATTTTTTTTGAACATATTCTTTTGGATGGTAAAAGAGCCAAAAGTCGTGATTCCCTGCAATCATAATTACTTTTTTACAAGGTAATTCTTTAACCCATCTTGCAAAATCTTCAGCATACCATATTTCTGATAAAGCATTATTACGTTGAAAATGCAATGGTATACTATCGCCGCAAATTAACAGAATGTCACATTTATCAATCTTTACAAGATTGCCGTGAATATCACTTATTGCACATATTTTCATATTAGTTCTATTGCTTTAAAAATTAAATCATTATACCTTCCTTGTAGTATAATAAGTAAATAATTCTTATCAAATAAAGTTATCATTAATAAATTTTATTACTTCATCAGCAATTTCTTTATTGTTATGTTTGTTATATTCTTTAGCAAACATAAGCTTAATTAACCTTATTTTTTGATTCCAATTAAGCTCACACCCATATTCTTCGCAATAATTTAACACTTCATCAAAATCTAAATTAACAATCATAATATAATTTTTTTTATTTATTATAACCTTCTTCCATTTCAATATCAACTGCACCATTTGAAACATCTTCACTCTCCTTTAGCATAAACGCATTGCACTTTAGCTTAAATGCTTCATTAATTGGATCGTTATCTATGCGAAGTACAAATCCTTCTCTTGGCACCTTGTTCTTACAAAGCGGCTCATTCATCTCCATACCAAAATGCTTCTTGTCATTCTTCAGCGCCTCAAGCACGTTCTCGTGCCAATGTTTCTGAATATTTAATTCGTGGTATAAATCACCAAGTGTTCCTTTATATAAAATGTCGATTGGCTGTATATATTTTTCTAAATCTGGGTTTTCTCTTACAAATTTAATTGTCCAATCATACACCGCGTGTACTTCCCATTCTCTCTTTGTACCGTTTTCGTTCTCGGTGTTTATTCGATATATCATCAGTTTATTTGTACCAACAGGACAACCGTAATCATAACCCTTTTGAATCATCTTATTTTCATTTGAAAGATAACCAAATATTTCGCCATAAATGGTCATTCCCTTTGGCAGCTTACCCGTAAGTTTTTCGGCATATTCTCCCCAAATGTCTGTTCCGTAATAACCAGCATTAACCTTGCTGTTAATGTATTTGTTCTTAATTACTGTCCTTGATGAATAGATAAAGTCATAATCTTCCGTATAGAACTGAAGAAACTTGGGAAGATAACAGAATAATTTTTTATATACAAATCCAAATTTAGGCTTCTTTGTTAATACATTTGCGAAGATTGCTGATGTTCCGTGTATCTTATTGGAAATGGTAACAACGTCAGTTGGCTTAATCTTATCAATGTTACGACCAAGCTGGCTTGTATCATAATGGAATTGAAATTTACCAGGAATAAGTCTATCGAAACGAAAGAGTTTTTTAGCTCTATTTTTCCCTTTAACGGTTCTCTTCTTTTCTTTTATCTGTGGTACATATACTTTTATAAACTCTTCACCACATATTGTGTCAAAATCAGTACCAATTAGTTCTTCAAGATTTACACTTGAAACTACAGGATAAACCTTTGCAAGTTCATTTATTGAAAACAAATAGCCATAAGATGGAATACCTCCAAGTTTAATAAGTTTTACCCGTCCATATTTATTAAAGAAACCGCACAGTTGCCTAGCCTCGTCGCGTTTATTTTCAAATAACAATTTACCAACCTCTACGGCGTTTGCGTTTTTTTCATAAGTATCAATATCAAACAGGTTATTCTTTGATAAGAATTTTTCAGATAGTTGTGTCTCATTCATTGCATAAAACATAATGTCACCCTCTTTTACTTGGTCTTTCCGTACAACCATAGAAAGACCGTTTACAATGGTTGAAACAATCCTATCCTTGCCTTCAATTGGATGTGGTGCTCCTATCCTTACAATTGAACAAGAATATTCCTGTCTAAATTCTTTTGATTTGGTAAACACGTTATTTTTCATTGCGTATTTATTTATGAGTTAAAATAATAAATACAGCATTAAAAGTAACAACTTATACATAAAAATGTATCTTATGGAAATTTTTGATAAAATGTTGTTTTTCCATACAAAGAATCTTTTTCTTGTGTTCGAAATATACATATTTTTTTGTTACACGTTTTATATAAACAAGTATATTTTCATCTTCTTTAAGGGCAAATACGTCTCCTTTTTCTATTTTATTACAATATAACCAATAGGTTACTGCAAATAATACACAGAAAATTATTAATATAATTAATCCAATACTCATTTTATTTATTTTTATCTGGGGAAAAATAATAAATTTTCATTCTTTTATTTCTAAAATTTTTAATGCATTTTTATCATAACTATCATTTAAAAATTTAACTAAACGATCTTTATCTATGGCATAGAATTCATAAATAGAATTAAAGTCAAATTTTACCCAAAATTTCTTTAATTTATTAATAAAATTAAAGCACCAACCCTTTAAGGGAATAGCATATTTGTAATAAGAATTAGTATTAATTTCTCTTGTAATCCACAATTTTTCATCATTAGTATATTCGTTTAATGATTTTATGATATAAAATATATACTTTACAGTTTTTTAAATCTTCTAATTCTGTCTTACTATCTTGATTGAATTTATAAATCATTATTATTTCCCCTCGTCTTCTTCATTAGAAATACCCAACCATTCTTTAATTTGATCAAATTCAACCCACATTAAATCGTTTAATTGAGTTTCATCTATTCATTTTGGATATAGATCAATTAAAATATTTTCAAGTTCATCAAGTTGTTCATAAGCTTCTTTTAGTGTTATAACTTCATTTTTAATTTCTTGTCAATACCATAAAATTTATCAGTAACTTCTTGTATAAGTTTTTGATTTTCGTTCTTAAATTTATATTTATCTGCTTTATTGCAAAATAAACTTTTAAACAATGTCTTAATAATCATCATAACAGTGTTTTTAAGATTTTGTTATTGTAAGCTGTTTCCTATTTGTTTTTATTATAGTTATGTAAAGTACATTAATTATAATTTAATATTTTAATTTAAGTTCTTCAATTAACAAATCAACAAGAATATCAATATTTTGCATTATTTGAAAATGAACATCAATCTTTTCCATTTTGTCTTTTTCTTCATTATAAGGCCAAGGAGCAATTAAAAATTCATATTCACATCTAGACCAAAATTGATATTGTGATGCGCCGATAACCCATTCTTTAAAAGTTGCTTTATTTATAACACTCTTTTTAATATGTTTATATTCTTTCCAGTGTCTTACAAAGTAAGGTATTACATTATAAGATTCAACTTTTTTAGAGTTAAAATTATATTCTAATACATTAAAAGTTTTCATAATTTATTTTTTTTTGTTTAAGTGCTTTTAATGGTTTTTCTGCAGTTAATGGTGGAACTAAAAATTTTGCGTTTGTGTTATTCTAAATTTTCTTCTTTAACCGATTTTAATTTTTTATATTTTCCCTAAATAAAATTATATAAATCTTTTGGGGTCATAATATTATAATAATATCGTTTTCCATCTAATATCACACTGCAATTATATTCTTCTTTGCCTACTTTTGTTATAGGCATTATTTGGTCTATTAGCCAGTCTATAGCATCATAAAAGGAAGAGGAAGAGGGAAGAAATTTACTTTCTAAAACATTAATTAAAGCATTACGAAGAAGTAAATTATCATATTTAACCCACGAAGCCATTGTGTCTACTTTTTTAACTGCATCTGCAAATTCATTATCCTTTCTTTCTTGTTCTATTAAAGCATTTACAGCGCTGACAAATAATTTCATATTGTCAATGCTGTAAGGCAAATTTTTATTTTCTTTCATCGCTTAATAATATCTTTCTTTAAGAAATAACCAGAAATAACTCCAAGAATAAATGTTACAAGAGATACCATTTCAAGCCAAGCATAACTTACTACTGGTTGAACTAAATGACAAATTATTGCTGCTGCTACTACTGCTATTATAATTCCAATAGCAGTCCATTGTTTCCAAGTTAATGATTTCATACATAATATAAATTGATAACTTCAAATTAATTAAAAAGAAAATAATATATATAACATCTTTGTACTAGCAATTAAGCTATAAGATTAGATATTAAATAGCAAAAGAGATGTTATTAATAACGTCTCTTTTTATTTTAAAAAAATATTAAGTACCACTACTGGGAGTTGAACCCAGACGGCCATTACTGGCCAACGGATTTTAAGTCCGTCTTGTCTACCTATTCCAACATAGTGGCAAAAACTAATATATAAACAATACCATATTAAATACCAAACCTATATGGTAAAAGAAACTATATTAGTTGAATTGGCCAAATTCATTTCTTTTTTGATATCTTCTCGCAATATCATTGCGTCTTTTATTAGCTGATACACCAAAAAATAAATAAAAAACTACGATGTACCTCCCTTGAAAAAAGATAAAAGTATGAGGTATTATTTCCTCACATCACCATTAGCCAAATGGACTTTTTTTTGTTTTTGCGGTATTTTAAAAAAGCTTCAACTTAGAATCGAACTAAGATCTCAGGATTACAAATCTAGTGTAATAACCTTTATACTATTGAAGCAATAACCGGTTTAATTAAATTTTCAAAGAACTATTTTATTTATTACAATTTTAATATAACAAATAATCTCAAAAAATTAATTACAAATCACTATTTTTTGTATTTTTATTTGTAGCATTATTTTTCCATATACTTGTGATAGATGTAATACCCAGCAGTGCTGTAGATGTTGCAATAAACCATTCAAATAAATCCTTTATATTGTCTGTTATACCCTCAGTATGTGCTCTAAAAACAACTACAACCAAGCACGTTATTAATACAATTGCTCCCAAAATACGTTTTGATGATAAATGCCCAGATGATGCTGAAAAAATATCTCTTAAAACACCAGTTTTCTTTTGTTCCATTATTATGTTTTTATTTAAATAATAAAAAAATCAAAACAAACTAATTTGTATACTATTATCTATATTCAACTCTGGAAGTCCAGCTGGTGTAATAATTCTGTTTAATGGGTCTAATACATATTTCTGAAACATTCGTGTTCTATCGATAGGAGCATATTTTTGTGACCATACAGGGCAATTCATTGCTTCGTAAGCAAAATAATCCCATTTATCTTTATCACACCTAAACTCATACTGTTTCATTTTTCCTGAATATATTTCATCACCAGGCAATTTATAATAATTTCTAATTCTATTATAATTACCTAATGCTCTAACATTTGCAGGGCATTTTAATGCAACTATAAGCATTTCTCCTTTATCATCAATGATATATTTTTTATAACCATTTATCTTAATATTAGGACATATATCATCAATTATGGCATTATTCCATTCAATTTTATATTGTGACACTTTTTGATTTAATTTATGTATCAAATAATTATCACTCGGATTTTCTAAAATAAAACGAACAAGACTAGATAATATTGTTCTAGACAATGTTGGAGCAGACGGTTTATTCATTTCCAAACCGGTTACCTTCATCTTTAATTTGTCTATATCAAATATCTTTCCATCTTTCCATAGTAACAACTGTGCATAATGCTTTTTTGCATTTTGCCAAATACCTGCTCTATTTAACGTTTCTAATTCAAAATTATGAACAGAGTTTCCTCCTCTAGTGTTATAATAATCTTTTATAAATTGCCTGTTATGCCCATCTAAAAATTCAGTGTTAAAGCGAACAATTATATTGCGTTTCTGAACAACTGTCATTTTATCTGAATTTTTAATAGTATTTAATAATTCTTTATAAGATATATATAAACTATCTGTGTCTCCATATACTGGCAATACAAAGCTTGGTTTATTATATGCTTCAGGGTCAATACTTTTTGGTACAAAATATGTATTATTTAAAATCTGTTCTGCTCGTTCTTTGTCAATTTCTATTCCAAGTTTTTTGTGTAAATCTGTCATATTAACCCAATTTTTCACAATAAAATCTGGTATGTGTTGCTCCATTAAATGAATTAGATGGCGTGATTCGCCAGTGATATCACTAGCAACATTCATATTATACCAATAAAAACTTTTGTGGCTAGATCCGCCGTACATTGAGTTCATTAGATATTTAACAGCTAACTGTTTTGCATCAAGATAAACAATCTCATCTTGTAACACCTTTTTGAATTTTTTTCTTTCATCAGTATTCATTTTTAAGATATCATCTGATGATGAAATAATAAAACCAATTTCTTTTATATAATCTATAATCTCTTGTGTATATGTTTTTCTTGTTGGTTCTTCATTGTTTTCAATGCGTCCTAAATCATACATCACAGTTGCATCAATTGCCTTACCTAAATACTTATCGTGGTCGCGTGTTTCCTTTAACTTTCCTTGTATTTCCTTAAAAGCATAATCTTTATCATTTTTGTACACTGACCCGTTTACCGTAACAAAATATTTTTTTATATCTTTTCTATACAATGCTAATTTTTCTTCATCTAAAAACGTTCCAATTTTTTTACCCATCTTTGTATTTGCAGCCGTTCCTTCATTTTCAAACACATTAGGACCAATAACCACATATTGTGCACAATTATTTTTGTATTTTTGCAGTTCTACTTCATTCCAAAATGCGCCAACAAAATTTTCAAATGAAATATTACACGTTCTAATAGTTGAAGGATATAGCGAAGCGAAGTCGTTACACGTAACATACTCGTGAATACCTGGAATAGGCTGTTTTACATATGCTCCTATAAGATTGCTTCTGTGTATTTCTGGTCGTTCTTCATAAACAACTTTTATTCCATTTTCATAAAAGTTATTAAAAACAAGCGCCTCTGTTAATGCAATCTTAGAAAAACAAGATGAAATTTTTTCATTACAATATAATGACTGTAAATAAAAATTATCTAATGTTTTAAATTTATAATTTATCAATTGTACAAGCACGGAGTCAATTGAGTTATAAAAAAGATATTTTCCATAATCATTTTTATATAAATCGTCTAAACTACCAGAATAATCAATTTTATGAATACCCATCGAAGCACTAGCAATATAATCTAGTTTCATTGATTCCTTCATAGGCAAAACCTTTTTATCTTCCGACTCAATGATTTCCATCATATCAATAATCAACGTGTGCTCAGGCATAGGTAATGAAAGCTTATTACCATATCTATCTTTATAGTTTTTTTGATGTACTCTTCTTGTACAGCTTGATAATTTTATAGATAAATTTGGATAAAATTTTCTTATTCGGTTTGTAATATAATTCCAGTCATATTTAATAATATTCCAGCCAGTTAAAATAGGTACTTTTGAAACTATGTTATTCAAAAAATACTTTAGCATATCTTCTTCACTATAAAAATATACATATTTAACATACGGAGTAGCCATCTCAAGCGATTTGAAAAAATCTGTATTTTCTAAATAACTTTTAAAGTTTTTTGACAATACTTTATTTTCTTCGTCACTTATTTGCAGTGTACCTAAAACGATTGTATTTAAATTTGGCGAACAAATAGAAATAGTTGATATAGGACACGTTGCATCTTCTGCTTGAGAATAATCACCATTTGAATCTGCAAGCGTCTCAATATCGAATGTATATACCTTTGGAAATGTTCTTTTGTTAAATAATATTTTATGTGTTGAATCTAATTCATATAAAAATGTTTTTAATTCAAACTTAGATGGGTTATCTGTCCATCGTATATCGCATTTATCGCCGGCCCAATTAGTAAATTTTCCATTTGGCGTAGAATAATATGCCTTAAACCTATTTACATTAAAAGACAACAGCCGTTTATTGCCGTCGTCTTCTATATATGAAATATCAAATTTTCTACTATATTGATTATAATTATAATCTAAAATCATATATAAAAAAAATAAATTAAACTTCTATATATGAAAATATCAAATTATTGCTAGTTATTAATAGTATAACACTAAGTTGTTTCAATTTGTAAATTTGGCGTATTCAAACCAATATCAATAAGTTTTTTATTTGTTTGCACAGTCAAAACAACTTCATCATTATTTATTTTATATGATTTACAATAACCATAAACATCATACTGTAATATACAATCACATTTAAAACGTATATGTTTGCCAACAAAATGTTGTCCAATATAATCTTTATATGATATCATAAATGTGTCTAATCTAATAAAACTTTATTATTATGTATTTTAATGTTATAATCGCATTCACCATCAGCATAATTAAAACTTAATATAAATCTGTTTAAATTTATCTTGTTATTTTTAACAAACAGCAAAATCTGTTCTTGGGCATCTTTTGGTAAATCAAATCGAAAAGACTCTGGTTTTTCAGTATATATGGGTTTTCCAAAATTTACATTTCTATCGCTAAGCCTTGTCTCACCATAAACCGTAATATTTTTTATATTCTTAAGGTCACACTGCAACATACCTGGGTCTTGCACACAAAACGTCGATACCTTTATATTTTCAATTTTATTAACTTTAGTTGGTTCAGCCGATATATTTATATATTTTTCGGATCGAAAAATTTTTGGCCGATCGGCTGCGCAAAAATATAAATCATAACATTTTTCTGGCAACGAATCAAGTTTGTTTATTGTACAACCAGACAACCGCATAGAATTAGCAATAATTTTAGGAAAATTTGTTGTATTACCAAAATTAATATTATGATAATGAATATTTAAAGGTTCTCCGTTTAACGTTATTTCTGAAATTTTATATGGAAATTTATTTCCAGCAAAATCTTTGCCAAAGATATGAATACTAAAAAATATATGATCAGTGGTTAATAAATTTATTTTAAAAAATCCATCTTTATCAGCAAAAACTTCTGCATCATATATTTTGTGGCTATAGCGCCGCGCATCTTTATTAGATAATATCCAATTTTTTTATTTCTATGCGTAGTTTTTCTGTATTTTTGAGGGATTCATATAAAGTTTTCATATCTAATTAAATTATTTTTATTTTTTCTATTTCTTTTGTCAATATATGTACCTGTCTTGGGCTTACAACATAACCTAAACAACTCAATAAATCTCTGTTAATCAAAACATTAGTTGATTTGTCGCGTTTTTTAATAATAGAAAATTTTACATCTTTTGCATAGCGAAGGCCAATTTTTATTTTTGGAATAACAATTATTGGGCGTTTATCTATTTTACGTTCATTATCATTACCTGTTATTGCATTAGAATGACCAGCAACATCAAAGGTATATTCTTTATTGCTTATTGAAAATGTTATTTTTCCATCTTTTTCTTCATACTCGCCAACCTCTATGCTTGATCCTTTTGTACCATTACCAGTATCAAGCTTTGCGAGGTATGATTTACAGTTTTTATTGTCCCAAAATATTTCTATTGTCTCGTGATAACCGGCAATCTTATCCTGCAAATAAAATTCATTCGGATTTGTAAGCTGGCTAATTAATACACGAACAAAATTTTCCCCAATAACTTCTGATATACCATCTGTTCCTGGACTAGCATTTATTTCTAATACTGCATTATCACCCAATTCTTTATTGGTTCCTTTTATAATTGGCATTATATCAACAGCGCACCACGGGAGTTTGGATACCTTTGCAGTCTTAATGGCTATTTGCTCTTGCTCTGGCGTTAATTTAACCTTTTCCGCCGTTGCACCTAATGACACATTAGAACGGAAATCGCCGCCAAGCTTAACACGTTTCATTGCACCAATAATAATCTGTCTATTTTTTAATGTTAACACGTGAACTCTGATATCACCGCCATCCGCTTCTTCTTTCTTTTGCAGAATCAATTCTTGGTTTTTATTTATTGCAAATATCGCCTGAAGAATTGCTTTCATTCTTTTTCCATTCGTTAAAAACACACCCGTTCCACCGTGGCCATTTAATATCTTTATAACAACTTCAAATTTTTCGTTTTTGTCATCATCTTTATCATCCCAGTCCTTATAAACTTCTTTTAAATGCGATATAAAAAGTTTTTTATCATACAAAATTTCTTTTGTCATTAACGTAAAATTCGGCTGTGGTATATTGGCTTTTTGTAGCAAAACTGCAGTTTCATATTTATCACAAGCAATAGCAGCATACTGCACCGGATTCAACACGAGAAAACCACGGTCTTGTAATAACTTTACAATATGCTCGCACTCATATTCATCTTGTACGCCTAACCGCGAAAAAACCAATGTATCTGTATTATTTTGCTCAGTTATAATAAATTCTTCTTTATCATCTTTTATTATAATCTCACTTTCATCTTCTTTAGATTCTACATTAGCTGCTACAAAAACGTGTAATTTGGGAACAACACAATTTGCTTTTTTAAATTCTTCAATCGCTTCATAAATGTTATTAAGTGTCTTATTACCTTTTGGATCTCTATCATTTGTGAAAATTATTATGTGTTTGAAGGTATTTTCAACTTTTTTCAAATCTGCATATTCAACTGGCAAAGTATTTTCATAAAAAATAGATTGCTTAATTTCTTCATCTGCTTTTCCATCTAGTTTTTCTTCAAAAATATTTTTTGATATACTTTTTGCGCCAGGATATACAGCATACAAATCTTCAACGGTTTCAATATTTCTATAATTTAGCATTTTTGATAAAATATTTTTTTAAATAACTCATCGAAATTGTGTTTTTTATTGTAGTTTTTCATTCAAAAATAAAATTTTTGACTATTATATAGTATAATCACACATTATATGCGTAGGATATATAGACCCGTTTTTTGAACGAATATTTATCAATATCTTTTTAAGTTTTGTTGTTTTAATATAAATATTTATTCTTTTTGCTTCTCCACCCATTCCGCCATAATAAATCTTTGCTGATGTTATATTACCTAAAAATTTTTCCATCTGCGATTTAGTTCTCAAATCATAGTATTCTATTTTTTCATTTGCTGTTTGATGAACTAAAATATAATTATAACCTATAGCTGAATATAAAAAGTCATATATAGCCTTATTGTTTTTTAATTCTTTAGTTATATCAACTTCATTTTCTTGTTGTTTTTTTTCTTTATATGAAATAAATGTATCTGCAAATTTATCATTATTTATACAGAGCATATCGAGCAAATCTTGCCCATCTATATTTACATTTTTTTCTGGAACATAATGTCCTGTTTTCTTATATTTTTCAAATGACGAAGATGAAAATAATTTATTAATACCTATATTACAAAAGGTTGTACTATTTCCCTCTTTCAAAGACAAATTATACTGTGTGTTTCCATTAGAATCTACCAATTTAATATCTGCAACGTCATCACCAATCGTTGCGCTGTTATTAGATATTACTGGTCCATACACTCCTTTTTTAAATGGTCTTTTATTATTTAGCCCGCCGCAATGTACAACATTATATTGTAACAAATTCAGTTTATCAACGCCCAAAAAATCAGCTAAGCCTTCAGAATAATAGTCAAAATTAGATACATATTTTTCTTCAAATTCTATACCTTTATTTTTTGATAATCCTTTGCTATACCCAGAAAAATCGCCTTTGAAATATTTATTCCAAGTTGGCAAATTATATTTTAACATTATTTTATCAAAATCCTCCTTCGTTACTTTTAAAATACCAATTTTATCAAATTCACTTTGCAACTTTGCTCTAGTACTATCATCAATATATATTTCACTTTCCCCCTTTGTGCCTAACCTCACTTTTCCAGTGCTAATAATTTTATTAATTACATCCTCTTTATATGAATGCTTTATAAAATCACTGGATGAAAAACGTGACTCAGTTAAATAACTAAATAAACTTACCATAATATATCTATTTATATTTTAAACCAATTATTTTGTTTAATGGCGCAAATGTGCCAGTAAGCTTCATAAGCTTTCCTTTATATGAAAAAACAATTCCTTCTGTTGCGTTAATTTGCATATCTTTCAATCTCTGTAGTTGTATTAGCACTTTATCTTTTTTGTCGTCATCAACCGTATCAATTGCTTCTTGCATATCTTTGCGCAATTCATTAATAACAAAATCTTTACTGTTGTTGTTTATTAAGTTGTCGCAAAGTGAAATAACTTCGTTACCAAGGCGTATAAAAAAATTATCAATTGGTTCTATAACATAACCAACAACTTCTTTATACCCCTTTTTATCTAATTCAGCCAATTCAACAGCATTTTCTGGAACCGCATCTTTAATTTTTTTTATATTTATTGATTTATCTAAACAAAACCAACGTTTAAAAAGTGTATCACTAACAAAATTATTATTAGCAATCCAATATAAACGGTTTTCTTTTAAGTATTTATAAAATCTGGCTCTTTTGTACTCTAATAGTGATGTATATTCCGTGCAATTTTCATTTTTGAAAATTTTATCTATTTCTTTTATATAATTAACTAAAATATCTTTTGATTTTTCTGTTATCCTAATAAACACGGCTGGCGTTATCTGTGCAAAATCATTTTTTACACAAGCACGATTAATTATATCAATGCCGCGTTTTGTTACATCTGTATTTACCCACTCGTCATTTTGCTTTTTATAAACCCAAATATTATGAAAATCAACTTGATCTGCGTCATATACCATTATATTTGTTTTTCCACTAATAACGCATTCACAATTAACAATTAAGCGCGTATTATTATCTGGATTAAAAAATTTTGAACCTATTTTTGAAAATACGCTGGTAATAATATCTCCAGCTCGCAAAAATGTATTTGCTGTGTTTGGCTTATCTTTCCATTTTTCCGCCATATCAGCAATTGTCATACCACCAATGGGATTGTTTAAATCTCCTTTATTACGAATAAACACAACTTGCCCGGCAACATTCATTGTTGCCTGTATATTCGTTCCATCAATTTTTTCTGTTATATCTTCTATTTTTGCAGAAAATAAATTGCGTATCAATCCTTTTATGTCCCTTAATGTAAAATCATCATACTCATACGGGTGATGTAAGTGACCAGCCGCACCGCCTTCGCATAAATATTTAAATAATCTAATCATTATTATAATAATAATAATAAAAAAATGATATGTATAATGGTTTTGTTGGTTATAACAAATCTTTCAATATACTAATTAATTCTTTATCATTTTTTATATATTCAATAATTTTCTGAACACGTTTTGTTACTAAGCAACACGATATATTATATTGTTGTGCAATATCTTTTTGCTTTTTACTGCTATTTCCATTCAATCCATAAACAGAAAAAAATATATCTGCCCAGTCGCCTGGAAATTTTTTTGTAACTTTATAAATCAATACTTTCCAAGGATTATCATATAATATTTCATCAGCAAATCCCAAAGTATCGTTTTTGCCTGATTGGTCTTCATCTGTAAATCCAAACTCCCTGTTATAATTATTTTTAAAAATATTATCTAATGAAGTTATAGTCGGCAATATAGCATTTTCAGATAGTATCTGCTTCTTTTTATAAAACGATATACCTAGTGAATCGGAATACTTATTAATACCATTTAATATTGCATTTCTTATTGAAAACGCTGCATATTGTGTAAAATTCATTGTAGACCGTGTTGTGTCATAATTGTTTATTGCTAATGCAAATCCCTCGTATGCAAAACCTTCAATATCATCATAATCGATACCAGGTTGTTTTCCATATAATTGCTTTGAAATTTTTTTTATCAATGGTACATACTGCTTTACTAATTGATTTTTTTCTTTTTCTCCATTCATATTATATGCTAATTAAAAATGTAAGTAAATATAATAAATAAAATTGAAAAAATAATACTAAAAGAAATAAACTACTATATTTTTTTATTATTTAACAAAAAAAAATAGATATGCATACAATCTCTTTGTCTCCGAGGTTAGACCTATTTGTTTTTAAATTTCCAAAAGATTTTTTGCCAGATATAATAACAGAAAAATACACAAAACTAATAAATAAAGAAAAAAACATTATAAAAACCCCAATTGATTATCTCAACGAATCAATACAAGGTATAACATTTCCGGGTATTACCGAGCTCTTAATGGAACAAAAGCAGTATTCAATAGAACACCCAGAAAATCACAATACGCAACAAGGGTTATTAGGTAAACGAATAAGCGTTGAGCCAGAAAGGTCAAATAATACATATTCACCAAAAAACATATTATCACAAATATCTAATGAATTTAAGGTATCATTCAGAAAAAATCAGGGGTTGTATAACTATTTTATGCTATATGAAACAGTATTTTATAAATCTACCAAAGAGTATTTTAACACAATTAAAAACGACGATTTTTTTGAAATTGACATATTAAACGAAACAGGAAATGCAATTATAAAAATAAAGCTGTTTCAACCAAAAATAGACTCTATTGATGGTTTAGAGCTAAGTTACAATAAGCTCGAACGGCAAGTTGAAACATTTGATATTACATTTAAATATAACAATATCGACTTCGAAATACTTGAATAAAAAAACGGGAAAATTTCCCGTTTTTTACTTTTTTATTTCGTTGTTTTATTTATTTTTTGTTTTATAAAGCTGATATTGCAGCTCAGCTATTTGGTCGTACAACAAGTCGATTTTGTCTTGCAACTCAATTACTTTTTTGCTGTTAAAAAAATCAAAGTTTACCACAATAAAACAATTTTGAGTGGTTAATAATTATTTGTTACAATTTAATATATAAAAATAATTTCAAAATTAACCATATACGCACAAAAAAATGGGCAATTTGCCCATTTTATTTTTAGCCATTTTAATTAAAACCAGCAATCGACAATACTGGCTTTAATATACACCTTTTTAACTTATTATTTTCAATAACGTATGGCTCTAGATGTTTTACCGTTGCCATAGTATCGTCGTACTCGAGCATCTGTTCGAAATCGATTATTTTAACATTTATTGGCTCTCCGTTTTTGTAATTAACCAATTCGTCTGGTGTGCAATTAATAATACCAGTAATATTATATGTAGGCAATTCAACAAAAACACCGCATTTTTTATTACTATTAATAACACCAGTAATTATTCCAGGTATAACATCATCTTTTAGTTTTTTCCAAGTGTCATTGCCTTCGCAATATGCTTTATATATATTAATTTTTTCAATATTGCCATAAAAATTTAATAGGTCTTTTCGCGAGCAAATAAGAGCTGGTCTGTCTATATTAACTTTATTATATGCCGCAATAAACGTATTAATTGTTTTTCCTTCCCATTTACTAAAGTCCTTCTCAATATTCAACACAATTTGCGAACCAGGAATAAAAGCATCTACATAATATGGCTCTCCAACAAATTCAGATACACTCGGAACTTTTGCCTTTCCAATAAAACCGCCGGGGCACAATTTTAATTGTTCAACAGTTACGATCTGCGGACTTACTATGTCGTATTGCGATGTCAAATCATCTGTAGTCTCTTTAATCCATTTATCGAAAATTGGTTTAATAACATCTACAGTAATTATTTGCTGTGTTTTATTATAATTAGTAATAACAGCATCTGTTTCTAAATTATCAAAATCAAAATTTTTGTATTTACTAAGATTGTTCTTACACACAACACTCTCTTTTGTCGATAACCCAGTTACATAAACATCACCACTTTTCGCCTTTTTCAAAATCACAGAATGTACACTTCCAATAACTGGGTCAATTGGCAATTCAGGAACACGTATTTCGTCCAATTTAATATTGCACATTGCCTCTGAAATTGACACATCTTTGTACTTAATAGTATTGTGTCTAATACGGTCTTTTTCTTTATTATACTCTGGCCATTCGGCATCTAACGTGCTCTTTGGACACACAGTATAACTATTCTCCCAAACAGTAACACGTGCTAAACTGGGTTTATTATTCCCTACTTTTTTCTTTTCTTTTTTTACGTCTTTATAATACATTGTTAATAAAAGTTAAAAAATTATATAAAAAATTAAAAATTATTATTCCTTTTTAGGATGCTCTCGATACCATTCATTTTTGATTGTTTCTTTTGTTATATCTGAAAACTTGTCAAAAATCCATTTAATATATGATTTATCAAATTCTGCAATATCGTTTGTTCGTTTACCTTTATATTTACCGGTGGTAAATACTATATTATCGTTTTCTTTTTTTAAAAATCCTTCTGGCGACACAAGTAAAAACTCTTCTTGCTCAACATCTGCAGTGCTTCGTTGCAGCTGATTTTTGAAAACCTCTATTGTTGCACGTGTGTCATTATACGCATCGTGTGCATCTCTCAAATCCTTTCCAGTATATCTTTTGTATACATTTTCTAATTTACAAGAAAATCGCTTATGTTCGATTATATAGGCATCATAAAATTTTCGATTCTTAAAATCGAATTTTAAATTACTTCGCATAAGATTGTTATATAACATTGGAATATCAAAACGGATACCATTATACGATAACATATCGTCATCACCAATGAATGCAACAACTTCTTCCCAAATATCACTGAGGGAAACACCATTTTGCAAAATAAATTCTTTAGTTAAACCGTTCTTTTGAGTAGCAGCCGTAGTAATTGAAAAATTCTTATCTGGTTTAATATACCATTTTTTTGCTTCTAATTCTTCAAATGTTTGGCTATCAAAACGTATTAGTGCTATCTGAAGAATATGGTCTTCTAAAAGATCCAAACCAGTAGTCTCCAAATCAAATGCGACAATAGTTTTTGTCATTATGATAAAATTTTAAGGGCTAAACTTTTTAATTCTTCAATAAACTGATAATCATATAAATCTAAATTCCAATTTACATAATAATCAATGCGGGCATCATTATGCAATTCATTAGAAAATTCTGTATCATCTTTAATATTTTCATCTCTATTAATTTGAATAATGATTCCGTTGTTATTTTTAATATATGAAACCTCTGATGAAAATTTACAATCTGTGTATATTTTATAAATTATTTTATTAGTGCTGTAAAATTTCTCTTGCTCCCATCTATTTTTTTCTAACGACTTTACCCAAACATTACTACCAAAAAAGACCTGCATAACATACTTACTATAATATGTTATTAATTCTCTTAATTGCATATAAATGGGTTTTTCTGTTAAAAAGAAATTTTTATCTGATAAAATATTATCATATAACTGGCGCGCCGTATATGACGTTTTTAACAACGGCGGTATATCTATTTTTTCTTTTACTTGTAAAAAATGAAAATTTTTCAAATCAACAAAAACAGAATCTTTACACCAATCGTTATACATATAATATGAAGGTATACCTATAAGCTCTGCAAGAGTAATTTTTGCAGTATCAGCAAATGATTCAAAATAAATATTAGAAAGCTCACTTGTCTCTAAAAAATCTTCATTCAATTCTAGAATCTTGTCAACTGCAATTTTATATTCTTTATTATATCCGTCATCAAATTTCTTGTTCAAAAGATAATAATTTAACGTGACACCTAGCAAATAAGAAAATGTATTCTTACCTGCCCCGCGATGACCTCTAATACCTATATATTTGAACATTTCAATACATTTACTAAATTTATATTTAAAATATAATAAATATCTTATAAATTTTTACACCCAACGGCGTATTACATCAAACAACAAATTTGAATCAATTCTATCTTTATATTTCTTTGCATTCTCTATCATCTTATCAATTGTATCGGTTATTATCTGGCTTATTCGTGCAACAGATAAATTTTCTTGCGCGGCAATCTCATTTGGATTTATTGGTCTAACTGTACCTATACCAAATTTTTTTAGCAAAATACGCCTATTTCTAGATTTAATACCAGTTAATAATAGATTTAAACAATCCTTGAAAATTTTATAATTCTCAATATTTTCTATCGAATCGATTATAGTTATATCATCAGCAATAATAGTATCTTCTACACGCTTTGTTTTTTCTTTATTTGATATGGGGTCATTAAACGATACTATCTGCTCCCTTAAATAAACGCCAAATTCTTGCTTGTCTTTATCAATATCGTTCTTTGACTTTTTTACAACTCTGGAATTGTTATTTATTTCTTGAATAATATATGCTTTAATCCATTTACAAGCTACAGAATTAAACTTTGCATTTTTGACGTTTGTTTTAATCCATTCAATAATCTCTGTTTTTTCATACGTTTTTCCTTTCTTAAAATGCGAATCAAATAACTCCTTTAGTGTTTTGCCATAAACAAAATACTTATTTATAAAATCATATAACGCGGTATAGTCAACCGTATTAGGAAAATCATTAACCGCCAAAAGTATATTATCTTTTAATTTTGCTTGTTCTGGTTTATATTTTATAAACGCGTGGCATAAACCTTCATTTCCTGCACTGATTAAATCTTCTAATGGTACACCCAAATTCTGAAAACATTTCGCTATAGAAATAACACTTTTCAAATTCATACATAATATCTTCTCACGATTTTCTTCACAAAACTCGATATCATAATTGTTATTATTTTTTACATATATATTATTTATTTCTTTGAAATACTGCTGTAGTATATTTTGAGATTCAAATTCAACAGATTTTTTTGAAACAAATTTTTCCAACGTTTTTATAAACGGTGTCGACTGTAAAATAGAATCATTAATACAATTGCGCATAATTGTATTAAATGATTTTTTCGTTTTAACACTTAATTCATTAATAGCATTTTCTATTTCAAAAATTGGCAACTGCCACAATGACTCTCCAAAAAAATCCTCATATTTATTTACCAATACTTCATTAGCATCAATAAATCCTACAACAGTGTTTATCTTATTCATAATTAGTCGGTTATATTTATATTTACTTTATCAACTTTTATATTTTCCAAAAATTCAGCTAATACATATACATTACTATTTTTGTATATTTCTGTTTCTTTTTCTTCACGGGTTGTCCAAAATAGCTTTATTGGACTCATCTTAACCAAATTTTTTTCTTTTTTGTTTTCAGATTTTGTCTTTTTTACATTAATTAAACAATTAAATAACATATTAAAATTTTTCTCAATTTGTTCAGATACAATTGCAGACATATAAATTGGTGTTTTTGAATTTGTTGTTTCTGCTTTCATATACTCTAAAGAAAACTTTTTAACAAAATTAGTTATTTCATTTCTTTTACATATTTCCTTTTCAGCAAATTTATATGTTTGCTCCATAAATTTTTGTATTGGTAAATCAAGTCTATTTGTTTTGCTATTATATACCATATTGATTAATATTTTCATACGATTAATAGCAGCAAAATTAAATGTACCATTATTGTTTTTACAAAAATTAAAAATATCTTTTATATCAGTAGGCTCATACAATTTTGACATAGAAACAAATACCGGTACCACCTTTTCAAAAGTCTCCATATCTTTTACATACATCTTTTTATTTATTATATCTTCATACCAAGTGTCTGACTTAATAATCTCATATCTACCGGCTATTATATCTCTAAATAATGATAATTTATCTTCTGTTATTAAATCCATTATCTCTTCAATATATACTGTTTGCTGACTTTTTAATTCGGTTGTAACCGCTGTTTTTGCTAATTTAATTTTTACAGAGTCAATCTTTGATAAATGTAACGAACCTAAGTCACTATACGTGCAATTATACCCATAGTGTTTCATACCCTTAAACAGAATTGGTAATTGTTGCACATATTCTCTATATTTTCTTTCGAAATAAATCGTATTATATGCTATATCATTTATATAATACTTATTTTCCAGTTCATTATATTCAATAAATTTATTTTGCATAAGAAAACTAGATACTAATGAATTGTATTTAAATTCCATAGGGTTACGAATAAGCATACCATTGCACAAATCAATAACTGCCGTGTAAAACATTTTTTCATCGTCAGAGTATTTCAAATTTAATTGCTTGGTTCTCGTTAAACCTAATGAATTGCCATCTGCGTCATATTTATTTAAAAACAAATAAATAAATAAGTCGTGATCGCGGAGCCTATTAGCAAACTGTTCTATTTCCTGAGGCATCCAAATCTCATTAAAATATATATTAAAATCAAATTTATCTAAAATATCAACACCAACAGACAAATAATTTGAACATAATAATACATTCGTTTTTCTTACTGTTTTTCTTATGTTCACATCGTCCATAAATTTTTCGCCTACATTTGATTTTTTGTAATAATTTACAGCAATATCTTTGTCATAACCATATTTATTTTTCAATACGCATTTAAGCTGTGCTTCTATTTGTGACTTATATAATGTGCCTTTATTTGTAGGAAATAATATTCTACGACCGTTAACAATATCAACTGCCATCTTTTCAACCATAAGATTTAAATTGTCTTCTGGCTTATTTGTTAAAAAAACGTGAAACTCTTTCTTTCTCGTTTCCTCTTTTATTACCTTCAAATGAATTATATCATCAAAAAATACAGTCTCACCAATAGGTGTACCGGTCATTAAAATAATTGGTACCTGCGTGTTACGTATCATTTCAATTATTTTTGGCATCACGGGTCTATATTCAGACTGAAATAGTAGATGCGATTCATCAATAAAAATATAATCAAAACCAATCTCTTTGATCTCTAATAGATTTAACTTACTAAACTTATCAACAGTTAAAGCAACTGATTCCCCATTGTCAAAACGTACCTTTTTGTTACCATATACATATTGCCAATTTTTAACATTTTCAACTTTAGATTTTATTGTTGACGTGAATGGCATTACTAACATTATCTTTTTTCCATCACGAACAAGAGACTTTACCATCTCAGTTTTTCCAACACCCGCACCCGCTTCTATTAGTGTAATCATACCACAATCGGCAAGAAGTGTGTTTTTTATATTTCCAAGATATTCATTTGATTTTATATGGTATTCTTTTTTATTTTTGCTTTCGTGGAGCAAAATTGGATTTTCAATATTGTCGATGTTTTCGCAAATATCATTAATATTTTCCTCTTGCTGAAGAATGTTTAATTTTATTTTGAACCCGTGCTGGTTATTTAATCTATTGACGGCCCAAATGTCTATTGGTTTATTGTGTCTAGATGCTGTTACGCAGTCAGACTGTAGCTCTTTATTTTTCACACCAGAGCAAATCATTCTAAGGTATATATAACCCTTTTCTTGCCCATATAGCTTTACAAGAGTATTAGCAAGACGCCAGCGTTCAAAATGTTTATAATGAACTGGTGAATGTGTGTTAACGTCTAATTCTGGTGCATCTTTTATTTCTACATTTAATTCAGTATCATTTTCATCTTCAAACCATTCCCATCGTTTGAATATCTTTTTTAAGTCAGGAAATGTAATCCAATCAACATTGGGGTGACCCATATCTTCGACATTATCGAAGTTAACATACATAAAATCCTCAAAAAAATGCGTTGAAAATAATGCGTTTGGATCATAGCCAATAAATGCGCCCTGTTGCGGTTTGAACATTGCTAAGTCCATCCATTTGAGCAATTGCTCTTGTGTAAAACCAATTTTTTCTGCTTCATTAATACAAATAATATACACAAATGAAAATTTGTGTCTAAAATTTGCAAGATATGCTAATTTTTTTGTTACACTATTTTTTGTTTCATTCTCAGAAACCTGTATTTTTGTGTATATATGAAGACCTTTTCCTGAGCTAGATAATGCAACGCCAACAAACCAGTTATATTTTTTTAAGTGATCAAATAAAACTAATTTTATTTTTTTTGCGATTTGCTCATCTTTTATGTCCATATCAATTACCTGAAACCCGTTCCATAGGTCATATGCCGTTTTACCAATCGGGCGTTCACCATTGGCTGTTGAATAAATAACTTTTCGGTCTATTTTTGCAATTGATTTGTTTTTTTCATCTGTTAGCAATGTTAACAAGTCATATAATGTGCATATATGGCCGTTTTTTGATGATTTAATATTATCAAATATTGTTATATTACTTTCAATAAGTCGCTTAAAATATTGCTCCTTTTCGTTTTCTGGCAATTCAAGCGCACTATCTGAACTAAATTGCTCATTTATATAATGCTGCTTCCAAGACAATTCAACTGGAACGTGTTTTGTCCGATATATCTCAAGTGTTTTTTCGAGTGAAATATTTGGATTATTTGTAGGCATTATATAGTATGTTAGTACAAATTAAAATATATAAAAACAACAATACAAATTTATAAACTAACATCTGTAAAATTATTTTTTATATAAAAATTTTTTTGTATGATGACAGAAAAAGAAATGATTAAGCAAATATTGGAAAATAGGGGTGTAATAAAAAATGGTAAGTTTAATAAAACACTATTTAAGATATATGTAACAGAACCAGCAATATACACAAAAACTATTAAATATGGATTTGATAAATTAGGCGAAGTAGTTGAACCTGTAGTTGAACCTGTAGTTGAACCTGTAGTTGAACCTGTAGTTGAACCTG